GCGATACCTCTTACCAGTACATTTTAACAACCACTCAGAATATGGCTCTCTACAAGATAGTCTATCTGCTAAATGGTGTAAAACCATATCTCCTAAGAAAATAGCTACATGATTTAAAGTTGGGTGCATTATTGACATTAATAAAACATCTCCAGCTTCTAACTTTTCTTCTGATCTAAGTTCTCTAAAACCTGTTCTCCACGCATAATCTTCAAATAAAGGATTCTCTAAAAATTCCTGTGGTGTCATATTTCTTGCATAATCTTTCAGTTCTATACCTTTTTCTTCTGCGTACCAATCAACAACTAAACTCCAACAATCAGTAACACCCCATACCCACGGTCTGCCTAATAATTCTGGAACGTAACCTTCGGGAATACATTCACCCCATTCACCTGTTTTTGGATTAACAATATGCCAAGGTAATTTACTATGTTCACAGCTAATACGATCAGCTTGGCTTGGTGTTGGAGGTGTTGTGGGATGACTATGAACAACAGCAGTTATTTCTCCCAAGCTATCTGCCTTTACATAATCTTCTGGATTTAAAATAAATTCCTGATGATTTGTTATTGCTAAATTTTGACAAGGATAATATTTATGTTTACCTCTGATGTTTAATAAAAGTCCTACAGCTTCTTTAGGATCTTGGTCTTTCGCATGAACCAATGCATCATCCTTCCAACTCATTGATTAAACGTACCAATACTAGGAAACAAAGCACGAGTACATTGACGTTTTGGTGCTCGAACTCCAGCCATATCAATAGCTCCTGCCAGTTCAAATTCTACTATTTCTCTTGTTTCTGTTGCTTTTCGATCTACGGTATAAACCTGACGTTTAAATTCTGCTGTAGGGTCTGGTGTTCCTAACGGATTAGAACTTCCTGGAAAATTAACAGCATCTAAAAATTTTGCCATTGTTCTTATTCTGGTAAAAGTAGCACCTGTTAAATCATTGCCAGTTGTTGTTTGATTAACAGTTAAAAGTATTGCTGATATTGTTCCTAGTGCGTTACTTACTATAAGTTTTGGTCTAGGAATCTGACCACGTTGGTATGCAAAACCTGTAGCTTGTATTGGAAATCTTTGATAGGCATTACCAGCCCAGACTATTTCACCATTTGCATTAAGGTTAGATCCCGAATGAAATCTATAAATTGTAGTCGCACCATGTAAAGAGTTATCTAGTTGTAGTGTAAATAGTTCAATAATTGCAGAGGGATTTATTTTTTGAACTTCACTAAAAACAGGAGCAGTACTCATGGTTCAAACACCTCTCTAAATGTAGCTTGTATTGTTGCTCTATTTAAATAAGGTATAGATTTATTCCAGTTTTCACATACATATTGTGAGGCACTGGATTCTCCTGGAGGAGTAAAAGTAAAGCTGGCACTATCATTTGCTCTTGCATCTAAAAATGTTTCTATAGTATCTGCATCTGTTTCTGATACTTCAAAAGTAAAACTATAAACTTTAGGATTTTGATGTTCTGCTAATCCAAATAATATTCTATGTTCATAGCCATCAGCAAATCTTACTGTTCTAGTATTTGGTGCGGATCTTTTTTGTTGTCCATATCTAGGAGTAATTGAAGGAAAAGTAGCCATTATGCAAGTAAACCTCCAGGTCTTTTTTGCTCTAATAGTTCAGATTGTACTGCTACTGAGATAAGACGGCCAAGTTCTCTACCTCTATCTTCATCACCTTCTACATTAGAACCAGAAGCATCTACATTTACTACTACGCTGGTAGATCCTCCTAACTGATTATTTGGAGTAATATTCCCAGAAGATCCTGGTGTAAATAATTCTGGCCCACGTTCTCCAACAATGTAACTACCGCCTGCTTTTACTGGTCCTCCGTCTGCCTTAAATAAACCACCAATTCCAGGTATGCTGCTAAGTAATGAATTTACACCAAATTGTAAAAGGGTTCTAGTTATTTGATTAAATACACTAGTTGCTACCTCGCCTAAAGTTTTAGTTCCCTGTATCGCACCTTCTATAGCATCAACAATTCCATTTTCTATTGCTGAACCTATTTGCTTATACATAGTTTCAACCTTTTGTAGTTCATTTATAAGACGTAATTTATCTCGTATATCCTCTTTACTTAAAGTTACTCCATCTCTTTTCATATCTCTTACTTTTTGTTCAATAGTTGCTTGCTCTCTTCCTAAAGTTAAAGATTCTTGCAAAAATCTTATTCTTTCATCTAAGGGGGTTACACTAGCTACATTTTTTGTTAGTCCTTCTGCTTTTGTATTAGCAGCTATCTGTGCATTAACCATATTTGTGGTTACAGAATCTATTGTTGCTTTGGGGTTTTGCTTTATTAAGTTTCTTTGTTCTTTACTTCTAAACAAACCGCCTGTTTTCATAGCATCAAGTAAATTGCGTTGTTTAACAACGTCTGAATCTTCAGATACTTGAGCCTGTCGTATTAAATTAGCTCTTGTAAGTTGACCTGTTAGACCCCTACCTATACCAGTAGAACCTAAAAAATTAGCTAGAGAAGCTCTCATTTGAGTCATAGCTATAGAAAATTGGTTAGATAATTCTGTAGCTCCTCTACCAAAGTTTTGCAGTGCAGTAACTCCGTCAGTGCCTACTAACCTAATCATTCGTTGTCTAGCTTGTTCAAAAGCTTGTTCTGTTTCTCCCATTTTTTGTAAAGCTTGAATATTTTTTTCAAACTCTGTTCCTGTTATACCTAATGCCGATGTAACTCCATCAATATTTTTAGTTGTATCATCTAAAGCTTTTCCTAACTCTTGTATTTTTGTAACCTGGTTAGACACTGACTGCGTTAATGCAGTTGAAGCTATACCTCCTGCAAATCCACCCATCTGTCCAAACATTCCACCGATACCACCACCTAAACCACCAGCAAGAGCACCTATTGGACCTTGACCAAATAACAAAGGAAAACCACCACTTATCAATGCACTTTGAGTATCAAATCTTCTACCTAAATTTCTAAGACCTCCTCCACCTGATCCTGCTGGTCCTCTTAATAACTTACCCGTTCTCTTATCAAAATTAAGACCCATACTGGTTGGGCCCATTGCTGGACCTTGCATTGGTGCTAGTTGTGGTCCTATACCACCTGGGCCTATAGTTGCAAACTTACCTGAAGCTAACTGTTTTTGAAGTTGAGTTTGCTTTACTAATTCTTTGGTAGTTTCCTGCTCTGCTTTTAATTCTTGTAAAGCTAATTTTCTTTGAATTTCTGCTGCTTTAAATAGCTTTTGATTGTCTAAAACAGCAGCCCTTCTTATATGTGCTCTTGCTTTGTCTACTTTTAAACCTTGCTCTTTTTGTTTTTCTATTAAATCTCCTATTTTTCTGGTCTGAATCATGGATGCCCGTTGAGCATCTTGCATTTTTAGTTTTTCTTTCTCTACTTTTAGAGTGTCAGCAGATATTTTTAAAGGCTTTGCTAAATTTTTTCTAAATGTTGCTATTCTTTTTTCCAGCGTTTTTATCTTACCTTCTACTTTTGAGGTATCTAAAGTTATATTTACGCTGTAATTTGAACCAGCCACTAAAAAATTAATCAGATATTAAAAGTTTAGCGTACCTTACGCATTTGGGCTTGTTTTCGTGCGTCATCGTAGGCTTTATTCTCTTGTTCTACTTTTATTTGAAAGTATGCGTTCCAAGCAAACAGTTCTTGGGCTGACATTTTTTCTCTTATTTCCCTGTGTGTATAGCCTAATTTTTCTGCTACAAAAAATTGTAAGAATACGAAACTGTCTTTTTCTAACTTAGCTTTTTACGGCATCGGGGCTTTCCTCCTCGCCCACTCCTTGCATTTTAGTCATTATGTCCAGTAGAACAGCTAAAGGTATTTCTCTTCTAAGTGCTGGTAAATCTCCTGATGTAAACATCTTTGTACCTGTTTCGTCTTCCGCTTTTGTAACAATAACTTGTAATGCAAAGTCAAGGCTACCTTCATCTTGACCCTTGTTCATAGCTATTAATGTACTGTTTATGGTGTCTCTATCGGCTATTGTAAGAGGCGACCAAAAGATTTTTAAGATAAGCTCATCCCCTTTAAAAACTGAGTAGCTACTACGTTCTTCGACATTGAAGGCTTGCTTCAGTTTGTCTATTGCTCTTACTGGTGACATAAAAAAATGTATCTATTCTTGTAGTATAACTCAACCGTAGACACTCGGCATATTACTTGTAAATCTTTTACTCGTTCCAATAAATGCAATATTTATATCAGATAGTATTACTTTGTTTTTCGTGTATATTCTGTACCACTGTGGAGTGTAAGTAAAAGTTAAAGGACTTTTTGCCGTTCTTCCTACATCTTCGTAAGCTATTATTCCCAAACCGTTTACAGGAATTTTTGCATTTTTATTATTTATAGTAAATCCTGCATAATTTATCTCGTTTCCTATGTAGACAGGTTGAGCTAAAGATGTAAATACAGACTTTCTTTTTACGGGAACTCTAGCTGTTTGTTTTGGCACTGGACCACCTACTTTAGATCCAAGTTCAAAACGAAACTTACCTACTTTTTTATTTACTACTTTTGTAGGTTGCACTGGACTTGCAGATATTTTCCAACTTTTAGCAGAACTACCTGTCCACCAAGGAGCAAAAAATTGTAATTTATATGCTATTTCAGCAGCAGCACTCTTTTTCGCCTTTAATATATGATCTTCAAGATCTTTTGTTAAAAATGATATGTCTTTAGCCATTAGCAGTAAAAGTGCAGGTGATAGCACTTAAAAAATGGCTATCTTGTTCATTGTTTACAGTTGTCGGTCCAGCTAATTGCGATACACGGGGAGATACTGCAAATTTATCTACATAAGTAGAAGTATTTATTGATGTCAAGCCTGTTATGACTGATTCTGCTACTGCCGATGCACTTCCTGTTCCTTTGTTTTTTGGAGTCATAACTCCACAACTTATAGAACCACTGTAGTAAGTTTGGGCTGATCCTTGAGGTTGTGTAGTTGCTTGCGTAAAATCCAAACTAACCATTACATACTTTTTGTTTAAACCTGGGGTGTTGAAAGGAGTGTTATCAAAAACTACAGTTACAGTTGGGTCAGCATCCGATACTGCATCTTTTATAGCGTTTTCAAATGCTGCTCGTGCTTTTACTAAAGTCATCAGAAAATAACGTCAATACGGAATAGATATTCTTGAGCACCTTTTAACGTGCGAATATCTGTTATCTTAGCTCCTCTTGTAGACCCAGAAAATGTAAGAGTTATTTCATCTTGGAGTAATGGTTGGCTATCACCTATTAAATCTGGTGTTATGTATAGCCTTGCTATATTTTCTTGAAACCCTGATTCTTCGCTGGACTGTACAAATTCTATCGGAACTTTAATTTCATAAGTTGTATCTATGGTTATATATTCACCTGAGTCTGTGTCATAGCTAGATATACCCTTTCGAGTGTAAATAATTGATGAGTCTAATGCGTTCCCAAGTTGAGACACCACCTGTTTAGCCACACTTTTTAATACTGCGTCTAGTTGACCTGCCATTATCCTCTAACTACCCTCATTTGATAAGCTCCTGCTCCACCTAGCATATACGCTCCAAGGTAACTTTGTAACCAAGGGTATTTATCCATAATATTATTTACAGTTCCAGTTCCTTGACTATCTGTGTTGTACTTAACTTCTATATCTCCTAGTTTTACTTCAGAGAAGTTACCATCTGTTCCTGTATTGCCTGTCATTGCATCGGTGTCATTTGCCAATGCTCTAGATAACTCATATTGTGCATACTTAACATTGTTTGGAATTGTAGAACAAGCTAACTCAACTCCATCTACTTGATAGTTATTTCTAGGAAACTTTAATGCCTGACCAGAATCACATCTGTCTCCATAGAATACGAAGCTGTCGATCCATCGGGTAGCTGATATTAGTGCTCGGTTTTTTTGGTCGTCTGTTTTATTTGTCCAAGTTGAAGAATCTGGAACGGTTTCAAAGTAAGTATTAGCTTCTGCCAATGTGACATAACTATTAGCACTAGCTCCTTTTATTGTTGCGTCTATAGTAGCTGCCACGATCTATAAAGTAATTTAGTTTTATTGTAGCGTAAAGAAAAAACCCCACCAATAATTGATGAGGTTTTATGACCACTAATTAAATAATATTACGC